CTGCTTTAAATTCCCCCCAAAACGATTCGAAAAGCCACGAACATGACTAGAAAGGTCACAGAAGGTCACCAGAAGCCCCCAGAAGCCTCGAAAGGGCTTGAAACGGTTTTGGGTAGGGACACAGACCTACAAAACGCCTTAATCGGCATACAAACGCCCCGAATTCACACGCCGCTTAACGATTTACCGTCTAGGGGGCACGAATTGGTCGATTTAGCCAGCAGTCTCAAGATAAATCTGCTTGAATGGCAGAAATTTGCGCTTATCAACAGCCATAAGGTCAAGCCTGACGGTAGGTGGGCAACCCCAGTCAATTGCATTGTGGTGGCACGGCAAAACGGTAAGTCGTTTTTGCAGCAGATCAGAATTCTGGGCGGTTTGTTTTTGTGGAATGAAACCCTGCAAATTGGATCGGCGCACCGCTTGTCAACGTCCCTTGAACAGTTTCGCGCAATGGTTCAGGTGATCGAAGCCAACGATTCATTAGCAAAGCAGGTCAAGAAAATTCGCTGGCAGCATGGTGGTGAGGAAATCGAAACCAAAATGGGTAATCGTTTTATTGTCCGTGCTGGTGGATCAGCTGCTCGCGGCGTTTCGCGACCGTCCACCATTCATCTTGATGAATTACGTGAGATGACTGACATTGAATCGTTTGCTTCGCTTCGCTATACACTTATGGCAGCGGCAAACCCAATGGTCATGGCGTACACAAACGCAGGCGATTCCGCAAGCATAGTTTTGAATTCTTTCCGCGATCGCGCGCTTGCAAGCATTGCAGGGGTTGAGGACGACATAGGTTATTTTGAATGGTCAGCACCAACCGACGAAATCAGCGTAGAAAACGCGCGGCACAGCAACCCGTCAATGGGAACGCTGATCCATGCCGACAACGTGAAAAGCGTTTTAAACGATCCGCCTGACGTTGTGATGACTGAAGTATTGTGCCGCTGGGTTGTGGCAATCAACAGCGCGGTTGACGCAGCTTCATGGGGTAACTGCCTAGACAAAACCGCAGACCTTGACCCTGAGAAACTGACGTGGCTTGCCATTGACCTTTCACCAGATCGACGACACGCGAGTTTATGCGGCGCGCAGAAATTGGGCGACGAAAAGTTTGTGGTCAAACTGCTGCATACCTGGTCAAACGAATTGCAGTTAGACGACAAGGCAATTGCCAATGACCTTGCAGATTATGCCCGCAGGTATCCAACCGAATACGTGCTTTACAGCCGCAAAACCAGTGGCGCGGTTGCGGCGCGTTTAGCCCCAGCGGGAATTCCCGTTTTTGACATGGACAACGCTTACCCGCAGGCATGCGACGAAATGCTATCGGCGATCAACAGCGGTCGCCTAAAGCACAGGGGTCAAAGCCAATTATCGGAGGAAGTTTTAGCAGCGGTGCAATTACGTCGTGGGGACGGGGGTTGGGTTATAGGAAGGCGCGCGTCTCAGTCAGTCGTTTGCGGCGCGGTGGCAGTTTCCCTAGTGACACACTTCGCGACACGCCCAGACAATGATCTTGACATCATGGTTGGTTGATCGTATAAGCCTGCAAGAATTCGGGCATGGGATTTACTGATCTATTCGCACGTAAGGCTGATACTGCCGTCACGGTTGAAGCCGCACAGGTGGACGCAGCTGCTATCGCGCCGTATTACAGTGAAGTAGGAAATCTATTTCTATTCGGCGGGATAGTAACTGCGTCCCGCGCTGAAGCAATGTCAGTGCCAACCGTCGCACGTGCATTAGGAATTATCCAAACAATTGGTTCATTACCAATGCACACACGCAATGAGGCAACAGGCGAAAAGGTAACGCAGCCTCGCGTTATTAACCAACCTGATCCACGTATCCCAGGTGCAACATTTTGGGGCTGGATCATTTCCGATTTATTCTTTCACCCTGCTGCTTACGCATACGTTATGGAACGTTATGCAGACACAGGCAAAATTCGCGCAATGGAAAGAATCGCGCCTGAACGCGTAACAATTACAACGAACGGCATGGGTTATGAAATTGCGTCGTACGCAATCGACGGTGCTTACGTTGACCCTTCAAATTTGGTCGTATTCAATAACACCCAGGAAGGTTTGCTAAGTCGTGCAGGTCGCACGATTAAGGCAGCCGCGTCATTGGAACGTGCTGCAATGAATTTTGCAAACGAACCAATTCCACAAATGGTTTTGAAATCAAATGGCACATCATTGCCAGCAGATCGCGTATCAAAATTGCTGACTGCGTGGAAAACCGCACGTGCGTCGCGAAGTACGGCATTTTTAAATGCTGACGTCACGTTGGAAACAATTGGTTACGATCCACGCAATTTGCAGCTGAATGAAGCAAGAAATTACGTATCGCTTGAATTATCACGTGCTTGCGGTTTGCCTGCATACTTCACCGATTCACAACAATCTAGTTTCACTTATTCCAACGCATTGGATAAGCGTCGCGACCTTGTGGACTTCGCGTTTAGAAATTACATGTCAATAATCGAACAGCGTTTGTCTTTCCCAGATTTTACGCCAGCAGGCAATCGCGTGTTGTTTGATCTTGACGATTTCCTACGCGGTAACCCATACGAACGCGCGCAGGTTTATGAAATCTTAAATCGAATCGGCGCAATGTCGATCGAAGAAATACGCGAGGAAGAAGACATGCTGCTATGAAAAAAGTAATCACACCAATGAAAATCACGGCTGCTGATTCAAACAGTCGAACAATTTCCGGTCGCATTGTGACATTTGAGGAAACAGGAAACGCGTCAATTGGCAAAGTGCAATTTGCTGCTGGTTCAATTGAACCGACTGCCGTTTTGCTAAACCTTGAACATGATCGTACCCGCAGAATTGGAAAAACTTTAGACACTGCAATTTCAGCTGACAATTCAGGAATTGACGCGACTTTCAAAATCGCTGAGACAACTGCGGGAAATGACGCACTGGTTGAAGCCATGGAAGGTTTGCGCGACGGTTTTAGTGTTGAAGTTTCGTTTGACGAATACGAAACATTGAAGGACGGCACAGTCAGAATTCTTGCAGGTGAATTGACAGCCGTTGCATTGACCAGCGAACCCGCAATTAGATCAGCCCGCGTGGAATCAGTCGCGGCAACTGAGGACGAAAACGAAGTTTCAGATTCGACAATCGAACCTGAAGTAACACCAACAGAAAAGGACGACGAAGTGGAACACACCGTTACACCAGCGGAAGCCGTCGAAACGGTCGAAGCCGCACAGTCAGTAACAGCAACATCAAACAAGGTGGGCGGCTGGAAAGCCACACCACGAATTGAAATTACTGCTGCAAAGTACCTAGAAAACAAGGTGCTTGCTGCAACAGGCGACGAATCAGCGCGCCAGTACGTATTAGCAGCAGACAACACAACTGACAATGCTGGGCTTGTTCCAACACGTCAGTTAGCTGAAGTTATCAACGGACTAGGCACAACGATTAGACCGTCTATTCAAGCGATCAGTTCGGGAACATTGCCTGACGCTGGAATGACTTTTGAAATTCCAAAGATCACTGCAATGCCAACAGTGGCGGTAACTGCTGAGGACGCAGCGTTTTCAGATACCGACCAAAACAGCGCCTTCTTGTCAGTGGACGTCAAAAAGTTCGCGGGTCAGCAGAAATTTAGCGTGGAATTACTTACACGCACATCACCCCTGTTCTACGACGAACTACTTCGCAACATGGTTGCAGCAATGGCAAAGGCGCAAAATTCATACGTCAATGGCATTTTAATTTCAAACGCGTCACTTGACGCAACAACAGTCGCAACATACCCAACGGCTGCTGAATTACTTGGAATTATCGGTCGCGGTTCAGCAAGCGTTTACGGCGCAACTGCTGGACTAGCAAATCCGTTTGCACGTAACCTCATTGCCTCGACTGGACAATGGTCAAATTTAATGACACTAAACGACGCTGGACGTCCAATTTATTCATCAGTTTCACAACCAAGCAACCAGCCAGGTGTTGCAGTGCCAACTGCATTGACTGGAAACGTAGCGGGCTTGAACCTATACGTTGACCCAACAAACGGCGGCGACGGAGACGGAACACTGCTAGTCGTTAACCCTGACGCATACACATGGTACGAGGGAACCTCATACCAACTACGCGCTGAATCAACTGCTGACGGTTCAATCACCGTGGGCGTGTATTCATTTGGTGCAGTCGCAACAAAGATCGCCGCGGGTGCGTTCAAGAATAACAAGGCGTAATAGCCACACTTAATCATGCGGCGGGTTCTCCCGATCTCGCCGCAGCAGATCGAAAGGAACGGACATGCCAGCCATTGTCACAGCAAGCCAATTGCGTACGGTGCTTGGCGTGTCCGTTTCCTTATACAGTGACAGTTACCTGGACGAAATAATCAACACTAGCGAGGCGGTAATTTTGCCAATGCTGGTTGCAAATACTTCAGCGATTCAGTCGTACAAATTAGAATCAAATGTCGCGTATTTCTACACGCAGCGCGAACATCATTTTGTTGCAGGTCAAACCGTGATCGTGACTGGTTTGCCAGCACCATTCACCGCAACATTCACAGTCGTCAGCGCGACACTGTATTCATTCACCGTTGCATTGACTTCATCAAATGTCACATTGCGCGAGATCATTCCAATGGGTACAGCAACACTTCAAGGCTATTCAGCAGCTGATTTATACGCAACTAGCGCACCAATCGAATCGGCAGTCCTTGCAGTCAGCGTTGAAGTATTTCAGTCACGCGTTGCAGCAGGTGGACAGATCGAAGGCGTAGATTTTGCCAGTACGCCATACAGAATGGGGCGCAGTCTCACAAATAGGGTTTCGACATTACTTCAGCCGTTTTTAGACGTTGAAACGGTTGTGCAATAGTGCCAGCCAACGCCGTTTCAGATACCCGCGCAGCATTAGCAAGCGCGTTTTCGTCATTGGCAGCGACCAGTTACGCAAGCGTTCCTGAATCGCCAATCCCGCCAGCAATTGCAATTCTGCCTGATTCTCCTTACATGGAAATTGTGCTAATTGGCAAAACAAAAACACAGGTTAAATTAAATTTTAAAATCACTGCCATTGTTGCTGCAAATAGCAATGCTGGATCACTAGACAATCTGGAAAAACTAATCATAGGAATTCTTGCGGCAATGCCCGCAGGATACGTTGTTGGCGTTGTCGAAAAGCCAACAGTGTTGGAAGTAGGTCAAAGCCCAATGCTGGTTGCTGACATAACCGTTTCAACGTACTACACCCAAACAAACTAAGGAGATAACGTGCCAACAACGATCATCACGGGTCGCGATTTAGTGTTGACGATCGCGACCGTTAACTACGACGCGCAAGCGACCAGCGCAGTGCTTGCAAATTCACCAACAGTCACGACGTATCAAACACTTGACGGCAAGGCTTACAAGCACATTGACGATCAGTGGACTTTTGACGTTTCAATGCTGGCAGACTGGGGCGCAACTGGATCACTTTGCGAAGCATTGTGGACAGCCTGCGAATCAGCACCAAACACGACTTTAGCTGCTTCATTGACTGCCGCAACTGGCGCAGTGTTTGCGTTTAACGTTATGCCAGTATTCCCAGCAGTCGGCGGTGCAGCACCAGATGCACAGACCGTTGACCTATCATTTGTTGTGGTTGGAACACCAACCGAAACATTCAGTTAAAAACTACTAATCGGGAGACAAAATGAAACTAGCGATAACAATCGAATACAACGGTGGTCTTTCAGAAACCTACGTGGCACAACCGCCAGAATGGGCAAAATGGGAGACTAAGACTGGCTTCACGATCCAACAGGTTCAAGAAAAACTTGGGATCGCTGATTTATTGTTTTTGGCGTATCACGCCATGAAACGCAATGAAGCAGGGAAGCCAGTCAAACCGTTCGAAGTCTGGATAGAAACAGTGTCGGACGTGACAACAGGAGATGACAACCCAAAAGTCACAAGCGCGGAAGCCTAAACCGTCTCATTGTTGAACTTGCGATAGCAACGCAAATTCCGATGAAGGAGTGGACAAGCGCGGAGGACATTTTAACGGCACTTGAGATACTGGAGAAACGCAATGGCTGAGGACATGATCGCTTATGACAAAAGCGACTTGCGCAAAATCTATGCCGCGTTTAAAGCCATGGACGAGGAAGCCGTAACCGCAGCCAAAAAAGAATCTAACGCGTTGGCAACCTACTTAAAGGGAAAAATTGAAAGCGCGTCAGGTTCGGCAAATAACAAAGTCGCAGCCAAAATTGCGGCTGGGTCACGTGTTTCAAAGTCGTCCAAAACTGGTGAAATTTCATTTGGTTTTGCAGGTCAAAGATTAAGCGGCGGCGGCACAACCCAGCAACTATGGGGCGGTTATGAATTCGGATCAAACAAATACAAACAATTCCCAGTCTGGTCAGGTCGTGAAGGTCGCGGGTCGCGCGGTTGGTTTATCTATCCAACCCTGCGCGCCGAACAGCCATACATCATTAACGAATGGGAAAATGCGTTTAGTAGAATTTTAAAG